AGGAAGTCCGTCTCGAGCGCTTGGCACTGGCAGATAAAGCGCGTGTGTCCAGTAGCGGAAGCCTTGACGACTACCGCCTTAGTGTCCACCGTTGCGATCTTGCCGACGAACACCCCGCCGTCCGTGGACCCACCCTCGCCGAATACCGCCTCGCCGCCAATTGCTTCGCCCCATAGACCGCTTGCCCCGGACTCGCCGCTGTTGATGGTGATGGATGAACCCGCCACGATGATCGGCCCCAGCGTGCCAGATACCCCAATGAACTCCAACGTAGCCGTGCTGATATCCCCGAGCGCTGTGAACCGGAACCGCGTCGGCTTCACTAGCAGATAGCCGATCATCTCGTATTCCGCTCCCCCGGGAGGGGTAATCAAGCATGAGGTGAGGAGTGGCATTATGCGCCCTGAAGCTGCATTCCTTTCACGATCTCAGTTTTGATGGTTGTTACCAGATTCGGCAGGTCGCCTTGCACGTAGACATTTACGATTGGAGCTGGCATCGTTTGCAGCGCGATGCGGATGTTAGATAACTCCGACACAGAGGACAGCATCGACCCGCGAATCTCGTTCACTCGCTGACTGTTCTCATCAGCGTACCAGCGGATTGCCGCGATGTCCGTTTTGGCAGTTTCCTGCGTGGTCATCAGCGATGCGAACGCGGGGAGGTAAACTTCTCCAAAGCTAGCAACATACGCCTTGATTGCGTTCATGCCTTCCATCAGGGATACGCGCAATCCAAGGTCCTCGAAAGATCGAGCGAGCGAAGTAATCCCGCTCGCCATAATGTCGAAGCGGTCCCTTTCTCCGCCCTTCCCTACACCAAGAATGCCGAGCACGTCGGTGACTGCCGAAATACCAGAGAAGACTGCCGTCAGCGTTCCAGCTATGCCGGAGCTAACCGCGCCTACCGCTCCGCCGCTCGGGATGGAAGGAGTCGTGGGGGACGGCGTTGACCCTGGAACCGTAGAGGAGGCACTTGCACCGAAGACCCGACCCCATATCGAATCAACGCCGGAGATCTTCTCAAATAGACCGTCTAATTGCTTGAAGAGTTGCCCCATCACCTCTTCACCGGCAAACCGCAATAGAGCCTCGCCAGCGCCAGAGAAGACGCTTTTGAACATGTCGCCGATGCGCTGGAGCGGTCCCTTGTGGGCTTCTTCTAGGGCGGCCAGCTTGTCCGCTACTGTCGTTTTGTATGTGTCGTACTCACCGGCTGCTTTGTCGAGTTCGGACTTGAGCGCCGCCGTCTGAGCCTCGAACTTGGAAACAATCTCCGCGCGTGCCGACTCAGCCGCAGCTATCGCATTGGCCTTGTCTGTGTCGTACTCTTCCTGCCGATCAGCAAGCGATGCCTTTAGATCAGTCTCAGCGTCGATCAGCGTTTGCTTGTACGTCTCGCGCGCTGCTATCTGCTTGGCTTCGATCTCCGCTTGCGCCTCTGCGTAGTCTGCAGCCTTGCGATCCAGCGATAATTTGAGGTCGGATTCTTCGTTTGCTAGCGCTGTGGCGTAGTCCTGCCGCGTGTCCTCCATGTCCTCGGCACGCTGCCGAAGAGCAAGCTGGATATCCTCGCGCTGACGCTGTGCACTGGCAGAGTTGTCGCCCTCAAGCTGCCGTAGTTGGAGGTTCTGTTCTTCGACCCAGTGGCGATAATCACGCTCTTTATCGTCGAGAGATTCTTTGAGGTTGGCCGTGTCACGCCCGTAAGAACGATTCGCGTCTTCTACAGAGCGCTCGTAGCTTTTCTTTTTATCGACTAGTTGATCGTCTAAGTCTTTAAGTTGACGGTCAAGGCTCTTTGCTGCCGACTTCGTTACATCGTCAAACCGTTTCTTGATCTTCCCGATGGACTCCGCATACTCGCTGTCGATGTCCGCAATCGTCGCGTTTGTGGCCTCCGCTAGTTGGTTAAGCGCTTGCTCGTATGCGCCTGGAATCTGCGCCAACTCTGCTGTCACTTTTTCAACATGAGATTGATATTCAGCCGTGGAGTCACCCAGTGCCGTGCGCAATTCTTGCGCCTGCTGATCAAGCTTCTCATTCTCGGAGTTATCGAATAGCTTGAGGATTCCGCCCGCGAAGTTCTTGCCGAGGTCGCTAATGATAGTAGAGACTTGCTGAGCAGTGCGCTGCCAGACAGTCTCCACGCGCTTACCTGCGTTTTCGTTTGCTCCGGCTACGTTTTCGGCTGTTTCCTCTGCCACCTCCGCGAACTCTGGAAGAGATTCTGCCCCTTCATTGATACGGAGAGTTAGGTCCTCGATCCCAGATCCAATTTGCACATTGGACATGGTTTCGCTCATCATCTGGATTGCGCCATCTAGCGCGATAGCGTCCAATGTCGCTTGCTCAAGTTCCGGGTGAAGTTCGCTTAGCCTAGAGCTAACGTATGCGCTCATCTGAGCAAATCTATCCATAGCGTCACCCGCATCAGTTAAGTGAGGGTGATGCTTTAGGAATGATTCATCCTGCGCGTCCATCTTTTTCTTCAGGTCATCAGATGCTTCGATGACCGCACCCATCGACACCTTGCCAGACTTGTACAGCGCTTCCGTTTTCGCAAGCACATCCTTGGCATCGGATACGGACTTGTTGAGCGCGTCCTGTTTTTTTGCTTCCTGCTCTAGCGCTTTCGCGCGGGCTTCTGCTGATGCTGCTGCGGACTTGGTTGCTTTAGAGATGTCATCAGCCTGCCCGATGATGATAGACCCGCCCTTTTTCAGCGTCTCTACCGCCGCCGCCGCCGTCTCGGAATAGCCGGGTAACTTCTTCGCGGCATTCTCCAGAGCCGCCATGTATTCCTTGATCGGGTCCACGGCGGAAGCAAAGTCGCTGAACTTCGGGAGCTTGATCTCGTTGCCACCAGAGACAGCAACTTGGCGGTTGTATTGCTCGATGATCCCTGTCAGAGTGCGGATTGTATCGCCCTGATCCTTGCTTGCTTCGATTCCTCGCCGCTGCATGCTGTCGAGCTTGTCAAACTCTGCCCGAAGCGCCTGAAGTTTAGTGACGGCCTCGTAGATAGCCCATCCAGCGATTGCCACACCAAAGGCTATTGCCAGAGGGCCAGCAATCCCCAGTGCCGTGCTTACCGCAGTCGCAATAGCAGGGAACGCCGTCATCAAACCACTAACTGCCGTGATGCCTTTAGAGATAGCCGCGAACGAACTGAACAACTGCCCAGTGATGAACACTAGCGGCCCCATGGCCGCAACAATGCCGACCACTCCAGCTATAACAGCCTTGCTAGTCCCCGACAACTCCGAAAACCACTTTACTCCTTCGCCCAATGATGCAATGAGCGGAGTTAGTGAAGTCAGCAATGATTGAAACGCGGGAAGCAGATTCTGCCCAGCGCTGATCGCCACGGCCTGTATCTGCTCCTTGAACCGCTCCCAAATTCGCGGAGCGCTCTTTTCGATTTCCGCTTGCGCTGTCGCCGTCGCCCCTAGCTTGTCGTTCATCAGCCCGATGGACTTGGCGACGATCTCCGCGCCCGGCCCAGTGACGTGCAACATGGCGTTGTAGCCTTCGATGCGTCCGAAGGCATCGGTAAGCGCTGCGGAATTGCCGTCAGCGGCTTTGTTCAACTCCTGCAATGCGCCCGCGAATCCCTTCGCCTCAATGAGCGCCTGCCCGCTGTGGTATCCGGTCTTCTCCAGCAACTCATTCATGTCCTTGTTGGGAGACTGGAGCGCCTTCATTGCAGACTGCATTTCAGTGAACGCTTCCGAAGAACTACGGCCTTGCAGTGTGATCGCGGCCATCGTCGCGAGCAGTTCGTCAGAGGAAACGCCCATGCTATTGGCCGCGCTAGCCGCAATGCCGACCGAACTGGCAAGCTCCTCAAACGTCACCTTGCCGAAGTTGACCGCCGTGAACATGGCATCGGAAACAGAAGCTGCTTGCGTGGCCTCTAACCCGTAGGAATTGATAACTGTGGTCAGCCCGTCAACCGCTACCTGAGTAGATGTAACGCCAGCAATTGCGGTCCCAGTAGCGACTTCGAGGAACTGCATCACGTTTTCTTGCGGGATGTTGGCAGAGAGAGCTTCGTATAGCGCTTGCGCGGCACCTACGGCATCCACGCCCATGCGCCTAGACAGTTCCAAGGTCGCATCGCTCAGTTGCTTGAACTCCTGTTGCGAGACGTTTCCCAGCAGCGAAGTGACCTGACGCATGGCCCCATCGAAGTCGGATGCAAACTTGAACGCCGCTGCCCCCGCCGCAACCAACGGCAGAGTAATTGCCGCCGTCATCTGAGTGCCGACGCCCTTCAGCACATCGCCCAACCGATCAAACCCTGAAAATGCCCGATTGGACGAGGTTACGGTTTTGTTGATCTCTTTCGAGACATCGCCCATCGCCGACTTGAAGCCGGAAATGTTCGCGCCGACTCTAACGACGAGGTCCCCGAGGCTAGCCATGCAGTGTCTCCTGGTATCTCAAGATCAAACGGATATGGGAGATAAACTCTTCTGGAAGAAGTTGCTGTTTCATGATGTTGCACGTTTTGCAACATGGGACAACGTTTCCAGGCCGATAACCGATTGAGGAATCTATACGGTCTACTCCGTTGTGCTTTAAAGCGTGCTTACCTGTGGATCTCGACCTGCTGTTCACGTTTGCGCGACCACAGTAGACGCATGGCAAATGCAGCAACGCAGTAAACTCTTCCCTTGACAAGGAAAACTCAAACCCACGCTCAGCAGCGTGCTTTTTGTAATCCCCCAAAAGGCTATTGCGCCACTTTTCTTGTGGGTCCGCGTACTTCGTTACGGCTTTAAGTTGGGCTGGCCCCTTCAGGCACCCACAACTGTTGATTCCCCCACGAACAACCAACGTAGTCATACGCCTACGCTCTACGCCGCAATCGCATCGGAACATCCAAAATGCGAAACCGCGTTTGTTGCGCTCCACGCTATCGTCTACCACGGTAAGCATGCCAAAGCGCTGCCCTATGACAGGGTGAGAGTACTTACCTCGGAGGCCTTTGGCTGGAGTCCGCTGCATAGTTATTGAACCGGGGGCATATGCTTCATCAACTGATCCATAATTTCTTCATCCGTTGCGCATTTCAACTCCGCTTCGCGGGCTGCATCGTTACCGGGCATGAAGTCTTCAACCGTCCATACTCGCTGCGTTCGTTCTGTACGCCGCGCGTTGTAGATCGTCGAGCAAATCAGAGCGGCGCGAGACTGTTTAGCGCGCTGTCGCTCTTCGTAGGAATCACAGAGGGCGTCATACTCCCCCGGAGTGATTTGCCAGAACTCGCCCGAGAGCCGCGTACAGGACGGCGCGGATCCGGTGAGTCCGAGATGCTGACGGGCGAAGCTCCAGACGGAGAGCCAATAGGCATCTTCGTCGTGCTCAACTTGTCGATCATATCCAAAGCTTCGTTTTTTTTAAGGGAACCCTGCGACATGGCAGCGAAAATCTCCGCTAGCAGTTCCTTCGCGTTCGCCGGATCGTAGGACTCTTCCAGCTTGGCGATGGATAGCCCAGCCGGAGGATTGCCGTCTTCATCGAAACAAAGGTTATAGATGAGCGTCGGCAGTTCCTCGTCGGTCAACCCCTGCATGATGTCGGCAAACGGCCTGCCGAGGTCGCGCGCGATGCGACGGCGTGACCCAAGGGTGAAGCGCAATGAGCGCTCCACCCCGTCGGGAGTTGTAATGGTGACAGGGACGATCATGGCGTTTAGCTGATCGTCGAGGTTACGACGGCAGTGCTAACCCAGTAGCCGCCCGCGAAGCGGATGGTGTATTGCGTGGTCTGCTTGTCGCCGATAGGGACGGTGTTCGAGATGTCCTTAACGAACCCCTGGAACTCCCACGCACGGAATAGGGAAGAGGTCTGCCCGCGATCCGTGGGGACTTCCACACGCCAGTACAGCGTTGATCCAGCCGTCGAGAGGCCGGAGCCGGACTGATATTGCCGGAGCGTTTCGAGGGACGCGCTGGTGCTGGGATTGTGATCCGAGAGCACCGTAAACTGCATTTCCGGCGGCTCGATCATGCCCGGCATCGAGGTCATGATCTGCGAAGTGCTGTACACCGTAGTGTCCACGTCCGCAGGAACCAGCGAAAGAAAGCTGTCAATGTTCATCAACTGACCGACTCGCGTCCAGCTCACGGGTGAGCTAGTCGAGAAGCCGACCTTAGTTCCGTTACCTAGGACTCCACCTGTTGCCATTACTGTACTCCTTCGCGTCTCCCGACGCTAAGTAAAATCACCCTTGGGCATATCTCCCGACATTCCCTACGCCGGAGTGTATCGGCGATCTCAAGAAGGCGTCTCTCGACGTTCCCCTTAAAGAACTATCAGCGGTTCGGAGTACTGCTGGTCCGTATCTTCCGCTTCAATCTCGTTCGTAAACTCATGCTGATGCGGCCCCGTGCAAAGGAACCGCTTTCCCTGCTCATCGAGCAAGGTAATCTCCACCGCCGCTTCCCGACAGTACGGACACTTTACAGAGCTTCCCATATTTGGAAATCCATCGCTATCTGTTGAATTCTAACATCTTCCTCAAACGGAAGCGCGCGTTGCCCCGTCCACATAAATTGTACACCGTCCGAATTGGCATTCCCCAGTAGATCGCGGATAGCCACCGCGATGGCATCCGCCGCGCTGTAAGATGCTGCAAATATGGAGATTTGGTAGAACGGCCATTCGGTCAGAGCCGCCCTGGATGCCAGGAGTTGCGTAGGGGATACGCCGACAGGAAAGTGAACAATGTAGGGCAGTGCTAGATCTTGCCAGTCCCCTGGAGGCTTGATCCTTGCGGCAGGAACGAGCGTGGTGACGCTGGGAGCCGCCGACAGCACCGCCAATACCTTTTCGACTAGCGTCACTTCAGCGAGTCTCCAATGGCTTTTTCGATCCCAGTGATGATGATCTTAGTCATCGTTTCCTTGGTCTGAGCAATCGCAGGGCGGAAAAACGGCTGCGCTGGCATCTTGACGGTTCCATACTCTACTAGGATACCGTGAGGCGCGGACGGCGCGCCGCGCTTCTTGCGGCTGCGGCTTACCCCTACCAGTACGTTCGGCTCGTTCTTTTGTCCAGGTGCGCAGAAAATGGCCTCACGTAAATGATACCCCTTCTTGCGGCGCGGATCATAGGGTGCGTTGTTTTTGGCCTGATCGCGAAGCGCGGCCCCTGCCTGAAAAAATGTGGGTTTCAGCTTTTCCGCTGTGGTGTTCCCTACGATGCGCTCTAGATTGTCGTAGAGCGTGTCCAGTCCTTCGATGTCCACTACTTTGGCTTTCCGCAGATCCGAGAGGATTCGCCCTATGGAAGCGCGGTCTGAGTCAAAGAACCCCACTAGCCCTCGTGGTCCTGAGCGTAGATGATAATCTGCGGTCGCATGCTATCGGAAGGGTCCTGAACGTCGAGGATATCCAACGTGCGTCCCTCCCACGTGATGCTCATCTTTGGGTTGATGGAAACGCCCGGCTGATGCCGCATGGTAATTTTGTACCGCGCTCGCGCCCATCGCTGCATCGCGGTTCCCAATTCCTTGCCGTCTAGGTAGCCTACGTTACAAGGGAACTCCCCTACCGTGGATGTGGTCAACACATCTTCCCCATAGGAGTTTTGACTAGCCACGGCGGTTTCGGTAATCGTGATGGTGTGGCGTAATCGTCCGGCTTGCATTAGATGCTCACAAACTCCATCGGCCCAGCGTGCCGGAGTACCGCACTTGGCGGGAACTCCGGCACGTCGCCCTGTATGCAGTGATTATAGCAATCCTCCGCGTGGTTGTTGGGGTCGATGCGGTTGTACCACGCGTGCTTGCGCATACGCAGATCGCGGTCAATGTAGCCCCAGTGCAATAGCCGCGCCTCGCACCGCGATTCTGGCCGCTGTGCATTGTGAAGCAATTCCTGCGGAATGCTGGAGCAGTGAAAGTTCGCCTGTACCATTTGCCCGTCAACCTCTACCGGCTTGCCGAACGGGGTTGACTGGTACATAAAGCCTTGATTCATCAGGCGAAAGATGGATGGACGGCGGAAGTCTCTGTACACGCGGTCCACTCGTACCCGGTTAGGGCTGTCCCAGAGGTACAGGATCTTGAGGGACACCGCATGCACGCCCTCGCGTGAGGTAGCTTCACGGATAAGCGGGATATCGTCCTGTACGAGTTCCTCATCCCCATCGAAGCACACGGCCCAGTATGGTGACCACGGGCAACCGTGAGTGTACTCGTCCTGCGCCGATTGCGGCATGTGCCGATACGCCTTGTCTAGTAACCACTGCTTATCCCGGCGTTCGTCAAGCCCCTGGAATGGCGACTCGTGCAACTCCACCTTCGGCCCCATGCTTCGCACGATATCCCGCGTGTTGTCTGTTGAATGGTCGTCGAGCACGATGAGATGGTCCACCAACGGCAACTGAGCCGCTATCACACGCTCGATCCATCGTGCTTCGTTCTTGATGCGGGTGAAGCCTATGAAGTATGGAGTCATGCTGAGATGTGTTTCCAGTTCTTGCCGTTGTTCGCGAGCCAGATTGTATGCGGGTGAACGCCGTATTGGCTTGCCAGTTGTTTGCATGTGATGCCGGAGGATCTACGTCTCCTGATCTCGACTACGTCGTCGCCTGTCAACTTAGCGTGTCCGGTCTCCGGACCGCTACAAACAACCTTTCGACCTTTTCCTGCCATGTCACGGTTGTTATCCAGTGAAGTCCCGGGGAAAAGATGCTCAGGATTGAAGCAAAGCGGGTTATCACAGTGGTGGCAGATCAGTAACTCGTCCTGCAAATCAAATCCTAAATAGACGGCTGCTGCAACCCTAGGAACAGCCACACTTACACGCAAACCGTCATGCCACAAGCAAATAGATCCGTAACCGTCTTTGTCTGTGTAGCCAGTCCACTCCCAGCAGCTTCCACGGATAGCCCTATACCTTTCAAGGCGCTGACGAATAGGTATGCGCGGCCTACCAGCCGCCCCCGTGGCACTCGTAATGAAAAGCCATTCTGTTTTAAATCGGGTTCTCATTGTCGTCAAATGATGCGGTTCGTGTAAAACCCAGCGTAGCGCGGCACTCTGAGTAAATCATACTCCCGACCGTCAACCTCTACCGTCTCCGGCGCGGCATTCAATCCTGGCAGCTTCACCTTCCACCACTCCTCGAGGTACAGCGCGTTCGGGGGCCAATCATCCCAGCGCAGCACGTTCTGGCTGTGGTAGTTGAGATTCTTTCCGCCAAAGTACGCGGTCCACTTGTTCATCCATGCCACCACGCCGCGATTGATGCGCTCGATTGCGGCTGGATCGTTCGTGGCTGTGGCGTCATGCTTCACTTTGACGTTACGCACCGCCGCACATTTGTACCCGGCCATCCTAAGGCGCAAGCAATAATCCGCTTCGTCCTGATGCCCTAGTGAAGTGTCAAACGCTCCGGTATCCTTCATCGCCAGCCGCGATATCACGAACGCAAACCCCGGCGCCCACATCACTTCGGTATACCCGTCGCGCTCCAACTCGTAGGCACCGCCATTCGGGAACACCATGCCGACCTCGTGGTATCGGTCTAGCACCGTGCAAAGCGTTTCATCCCAACCAGAGCAACCTACGTAAGCATCGCGGTCCAGATAGGCAATGTACTCGGTTTCCGCCACTTCAAAGAGCTTGTTCACCGCCCCTGCATAGCCCACATTCTCCGGCATCCATACCGGGATGATCCTGCTAGGCTCCCGCGCGGCCCACTCGTTGATAACATCGCGCGTGCGCCAATCATCCTCGCTCGGGTTGTGGACCACGAACACGCGCCAATCTGTGCGGCTATGTCCAGCGATCTCCTGTAGGCAGAGGTTCAGCTTCTCTGGAGCGCCGTAGGACGACACTCCGACGTCTAGCCGTCTCATACGGAATATTCTTTCACAACAACCCCTTCCTGGCTACTACCCTTCACATGTTGAGGAACCCAGAACCTACCTTTATATTTGCCAAACAGTGGCCGCTCATCATAGACCGCAAAGTGACCACGACAAATGTGCATCGCTTTTCTTATGTCACTGCAACCAGCGCTGATTCGTAACCCGTTAACCGCAGTCTGAATAGATAGCACCTTAAAGGTTAAACATGGCCTATTAGCCTTCGCTCGGTTTTTTGCTATCGCATCTACTGGCCGAATTACATCCGTCACGATGTTCTTGCAATTACAAAACGAAAGTGCAAGTAACGGTGTTATTATCTCGTTTTCCCATTTGTCTTCCCGTTTAATATCGACCTTGCCGCCGTTAAGCGTAGCCACAACAACATCAGATAGTATGTTTCCCTGTCTATCTAGCAACACACTAAACACCGGACCAGCAATGCTGCGGTTGTTCTTATGTGTTTGAAAAAACGAAAGGAATACGACCGCCCAATAAGCATTTTCTGGAAGCGTCGGATACATCTGCAGGAAAGTTTTCGTTTTTTCTTCTGCGGCTATGATAGTTATCACATGCATTCCGATACGGGCTGGTTCTGATACCTGTTTCCCGGTGCAATCTATCCCATTATCCTTCCATTCCATCCACATATTATCCGAAGGAGGTCTTGGGCAAGGGAAATCCTTAACTATCCCCCAATGGTCCTTGCCTGAGGCATTTACCATTTGAGCAACGTTATCAATTAGATATCTATCGGCATCCCTAAGATGCTCTCCAAATGGAAGTGGTCCGACAACCCCACGCATAAGAATATCTTCTACCATCCTCATGCGCTCACCATCGCGGGCCATTCAGCGGAAACTGCTGATGGACGCCTATACCACTGTGGACCCATCTGCTCAAACCCCAGCGAGAATAGCATCGGATCCCAGTCCTTCTCCCATCGGTCATTACATGCCAGGTGCATGGGAATGGACCCGTCCGGCCCGCTGCCGATGGCGAAAGCGTTCTGCGCTACGAAGATCCCACCCTGTTTCAGCGATGCGTAGACAAACGCCGCCCACTCATCAACATTGGGGACGTGCTCTAGGTAGTCCAGTGAAACAATTGCATCGTAAACTACGTCCACTACAGGCGGCTGAAACGTGCTGGTTTCGTTCACCTTGCACTTACTACCGCGCAGATCCATACGGAACTCCGCAAACATCGCCGTTTGGCTTCCTCGTAAGTCGTGGTACGTCGCCGCAATCCCAGCAGCATCGCATGCCAGCGCAAGATCCCCGGTCCCGTCGCCTAGGCACAACACCGACTTGCAGCCGTTCTGCTTCAGCCGCTCGATGATCCCGCCCACCATGCCGCGATAGTTGAACCCGACGTCGGAGTGATATGCCGTCAACTCCCAGATGTAGGACGGGGTGTTCCGGTACCAAGCTAGCAATTCGTCATCCGTCTGCGGATTAGCCGCGCGGAAGTCCGCATTCACTGCGGGATGTAGTTCTCGGAAGCCATTGGACAGCTTGGCGAGCGCCTGTTCGTGCGGGATGCGGGAAAATGCAGCGATCTCCTTGGATCGGTACGCCAGCGTGTCATTCTGCCGATCCGCGTACTCCTGCTTGAGCCGCATGAACCCGTCCGCTGCGTTGGTACGCTCACCGTGGAACTCGGTGTAAGTCGTGTCCTTCGGGCGCTCACAGAAGCCCATCACCAGGAGTTCGTCATGGCTGATTGCAAGCGGATTGAATCCCAAGTACCGGGCCACATCGAGCCGGGACACCGCATCCACGCCGCCGACGTTCCACGTGGAACCTTTTGGCTGCTGCTGAACCGCTTCCCAGATGACGCGCACCACATCCCACGCGAAACACGCCGTGAACAGCCGATCATTCACAGACCGCACTTCCGCGCCGCTCAGTATACGCTCTGCCGGATTCTCCCGACCGATTGCTGGGAATGGACGGATGCCTAGTACGAAGGACGGGCGGACGATGGTCCAACTGCAAGGCGCATCACTTAGGCACGAATCTGCCAAGTGTTTTTGCATCCCATAAGCGTTCACCGTGTCGTCTAATGCCGCTTGGCTACTGACCTGCACCAAATGCGCCCCGCTTACAGAGCACCAATCGCGCAATGTCCGTACCGCTTCTACATTGACCCCGTAAGACGCTAGTGGATTCTTGTGCGCGTTGTCCGGGTTATTCTCCCCCGCTAAGTTCACGATCACATCAGGGCTTAGCGCGTCGAGCCGCGCAGATAGGTCTTCAGCGGTCACGTCAAGCGACTGATATAGGAATCCATCCCCGCGCCGCCGAGTAAAGATCACCTCCAATCCTTCGGGGATGCTGATCGCCATGTGTTGACCGATCACCCCGGACGCTCCAATCACTAGAACCCTCATGCCTTTACCCCAAAGTTATCATGACCCCACTTCTGTTTGAACAATTCCAAGTTAGGGCGGAAGTCTGCGGGGGCTGTGGGATCGCCGCGATACGTGCTCTTGAGCGAGCCGTGGTCCACATAGCAGCCGTCGTGAATGCCGATCTTCAGCCCTGCGTTGCGAACACGCAATGAGTAGTCATCGTCATCCATCCCGTAGCCTACGAACCGCTCATCGAGCAGGCCCACCTTCTCAATCGTGGTGCGCGGGATGTAGACGGCCACGAAGCAGACCATTCGCAGCTCCTCGCGCAAGCCCACGCCGCGCGGCTGCTGGTTCGGGTTCCCCACGTTGTTGGTGGTAGCCGCAATGATGCCGTACTCGGGATTGTCCTTCGCGGCCTGCGCGAGTAGCGAGAACCCGCCCGGAGTTTGCAGGATTGCGTCATCGTTCAGAATCACGTAGCCATCGGCATCAGGACACGCTTTGATTCCTATGTTGACGTTGCGCGCGAATATGAATGGCTTGGCGCCGCGCGTGCAAAGGGCTGGCATAAGATCCGGACGCGGGAGCCAATCCATAGATAACCCATCGTCAACTACAACTAGATGAACCTCTGGCTCATGCTTTCGCACGGCTTCCATGCACGGCATGAGGTTCTCGACTGTCCTCGATGGTATGATTACCGCGATCATTTGTCCCCAATCTTCCCCAGTGCAACTCAATCTTAAGCCGGTGACTAGATGGACTGGGGAGAACATCATAAGCCCGCTAAGGCCGTCACCGGACAAGAGCAGTTTACTACTTTACGGCTTCCAGTACAACGTCAATTTTCCAGACCTCATCGAACTGATCCATGTAGGGCTTCTCTTCCATGCTCACGATGTTGAATGCCGCCGTAATGCCGTAGGACTTGCGGAACCGCTGTTGCGCGAAGCTCCCAGCCTGAAAGTACTGGAATGTGTTCCGGCAGTAGGGCGAACAATGCGTCGGGTCCTGGAAGTATCCCGCGCCCTTATCCGCACTCGGGACGATCACATGCGCCCGCGCTCCAGGCTTCAGGACGCGGTGTAGCTCGTTCATCGTGCCGATGCGGTTCGGGATGTGCTCCAAAATATCGAACGCCTTAATCGCGTCTATCGACGACGTTTCCCACGGCCAAGGGAACACGGATAGGTCTACCACCTGATCGGCAGGCGGAGCGATGTCCACGGAAACAAACCCATCAATCAGACGATCCGAACATCCAAGGTTTAGCTTCACGCTGCCACCCATTGCAGTGGATTCCGGTCGGGATGCTTAGCCGATGTGTTCCCATTGTGAATCCGCGCCACGATCATGTTATTCGCCGGGATGGTCAGCACGCGCCGCCCGATCTGGAATTGGTTATCCTCGCCCTCGTTGATCGGCTCAAAGTTGCGATCTTCCCACGCCCTACGCCGATAGCAGAGGCTCACACCGATAGCGTACCCCTCGCGCCCGACGTACAAATGACGCGCCCCGGTTTCGACGTTCCAGAACTCCATCGAATGATAGCCTACGATGTCCACCTCTGGATGGTCCTGGAGTAGCTTCACCTGCTGCGCGATGCGCTCCGGGTGATATATGTCGTCGTCATCCCAATGACAGATGATCTCCGCGCCGTCCGCTTCCCTGATCGCGTAGTTGCGCTTCGTGCCGATCTTGAGTGCTTCCGCGCACTCTACAATCCGCGCGTTTTCGTATGTCTGAGCAAAGAAAGCATGCCGCGCCTGTTTCGCCCACGCCTCGCGGCCCGGAGTCGTAAGCATGATTGCTGCAACCTTAGGACTCAAGCCAGGGACCTCCGCACTTCTACGCGCCCTTGGTCTGCCGTCACCAGCGCGCCAATCCCGGCAAACTTGTATTTATAGGTGCCAGCATCCACGATGCTCAAGTCCAGATTGTAGATCCCTGTGGAAGTCCTAGTTAGTTCCGCATCTGTCCCATACGTGTAGGTGGTGCTAGTCCCCAGCGGGGATTTGACCACGCACGTAATCACAGTTGGGTCGGCAACTGCTCCTGCCAGATTCGTGAACGTCGTAGTGATGCGGACCTGATCGCCGATGTCGTAAGCCATAATTTTAATTCTCCGATAGTATCGTATCTGCGTCTGGAGAAGTCAAGCTACTGTCCGCGCCGCGCACGTCTAGTGATGCAGCCGCGCTCCTAGCCGCCACGCTCGACATCGCGCCCCTTTGCGCGGTGCTGGAGGCCGCGCCACGCACGGATAGCGTAGTTGATGACCGCCCCGTGGTAATCATCACCACGCTCGGGGAATAGCCGATAAACGAAATCTCCCCTAGCCCAATATTGATGGACTCATCGCCTCCCACTATACTGACTACGGGAGCATGCCCCTCTATCGCTATTGCTCCAACTTCAGGCGCTGCCTGCTGATGGCTAGTGGCTGTAACCGATGGCTCCAAGCCATCAATCGCCAATTCCCCGAGTCCAGCCGCTACGCTGACGTTCGCCCCAGCGCTGATGGTTGGGGGTTGGCCCGTAAGCGCAATATCCCCAGCGGCGGGGGTCACTGTTACGTTCGCCGTGGCGGTAACTGCAGGAATCTCCCCAGAGATGGTCAGTTCCCCGACTGCCGGGGTAATCGACTGGTTTTGCGCTGCCGATGCCGTAGGCGCATGGCCTGTTAGTGTGATCTCCCCTAGTCCTGCGGGGATGCTCAGATTGACGCCGGGGATAGCCCCTGCGAACGTGAGTGCGGCAACGTCTGCCGATACCGCCACGTTGTCGCTGACCGCTACAGCGGGGACATTCCCTGCGAGAGTGAGCGCCCCTGCGTCAGGGAACGAAACGATTGTAAATGTAAGCGTCGGAGAGAACCCGGTT